GACGATATTGTTTGTTCTTGTGCTTTTACTAAAAGACAATTAGATCCCACAAATAAAACAATCAATGTAGAAAAGCCGTTGCAGATAAAATACGTACCACAAATAACGGTATCGGGTTTTAGAGATTATATTGCTTTGATTCGTTGGACGGCCTATACTAACGATGAACAAATTACTATTCCAAAAGATAAGATAATGACCATAACAAATGCTAATGAAGATATGAGAAGAAGTTATCTTGGTGTTGTTGATACATATGAAGATATTCCTTTGGCAAAAGACAACAAAAGAACGCCTTCAATGATGAAGTTTTCCACTAAAGATAATAAGAAGATAAATGAGATTTTTGATGAAAGATTGTTTGATGATGATGATGAAGGAACCATACATTAATAAGACCTCTAGCTGGAGTATCCTCAATCAACCGGCTACACCGTTCATTATACATATTTTTCCAAAAAAGTCAATGCTGATTTCGGCTGAAACCGAAATTTTTTTTAGGCGGGTGTAGCTCAAAAGTAGAGCGTATCGTTGCCAACGATAAGGTTGAGATTGCGAAATTCTTCACCCGCTCCAATAGGGATAACATTGACAAAAAACACAAACTGTAGTATATTAATATTATGAATACAAAAACAAAAAAAGAACATTATGTAAATAACAAAGAGTTTTTGGAGGCGATGATAAAGTACAGAAAATCTGTACGTAAAGCAAAGAGATTAAAACAAGATAAACCACCAGTAGGAAACTACCTTGGATCATGTTTTTTGAAGATTGCCAATCACCTCTCATATAGACCTAATTTCATTAATTACACCTTTAAAGATGACATGATTTCAGATGGTATAGAAAACTGTCTACAATACCTTGACAACTTTGATGGTAAAAAATCAAATAATCCTTTCGCTTACTTTACTCAAATAATCTACTATGCTTTTATACGTAGAATACAAAAAGAGAAAAAGCAAGTGACAATCAAACACAAACTTATAAGTAAATCCAATTTAGATGATTTTGCTCTCCAACCTGGTGACGATAGAGACTTTAAAAACCAGATGACAGAGTACTTACAAAAGAATTTACCTATGGATTCACAAGAGAAGATTGCCGAAGAAATTAAACAAAGTAAAAAGAAAAGGAAGAAAAGAACAAGTAAGAATAGTTTAGATTATTTTTTTGAAAATTATGAAGATAGCGCTACTAAATGATACACACTTTGGTTGCCGTAATGATTCTCCACACTTTATAAATTATCAAAATAAGTTTTATGAGGAACAGTTTTTTCCTTATCTTAAAGATAACGATATAAAATGTTTAGTACATTTAGGTGACGTAGTTGATAGACGTAAGTTTATTAACCATAACACAGCCCACAATTTTAAGAAAAAGTTTTGGGATAAACTAGAAGAATTAGATATAGATACTCACGTTATATTAGGTAATCACGATACCTATTACAAAAATACTAACGAAGTAAATGCTATAGAAAATTTAAATCTAGGTAAAGTTAAAATATATACAAGAGCAACAGAGGTTACTCTTGGTGGTTTAGATATATTGTTTATACCATGGATATGTGAAGACAATATGGAAGATACTTTATATAAATTAGACAACTCTACATCACAAATTGCCTTTGGTCATTTAGAAGTAAAAGGCTTTGAAATGCATAGAGGAGTAGTAAACGAACAAGGACTTGAAAGAGAACAATTTAGAAGATTTGAAAAAGTATTATCTGGTCATTTTCATAAGAAATCAGATGACGGACATATATTTTATCTAGGTACTCAATATCAAATTATGTGGTCAGACTATAATTGTCCAAAAGGTTTTCATATATTTGATACAGATACAAGAGAGTTAGAACGAATAGAGAACCCTTTACCAATATTTAAAAAATTAGTATATGATGATACAAAAGAAAACTATAACAATTTAGATTTATCTTCTTATGAGAATTGTTTTGTAAAACTATTTGTAAACAGAAAAACTAATCCAGAAATGTATGGTAATCTAGTAGAAAGATTTTATAACAATACCAATGTACATGAATTGATTATCAATGAAGATACAAATGATATTACACAAACAGTAAAAGTAGATACTATAGATCAAGGAGAAGATACACTAACATTTTTAGGTAACTATATTGATCAGGTAGATACAGAGTTAGATAAACATAAATTAAAAGAATTTGCAAAAGAACTATATACGGAGGCCAGTGAGTAGAGATATAATAGAAAGCTTTATTGATGTAGGTAGTGGATTAATTTTAGCCATACTTATTCAACTATATATTTTTCCTTTCTTTGGATTATATCCAACCATATTTGATAGTATAGGAATTGCATTAATATTTACAGTAGTGTCAATGATAAGATCGGCAATATGGAGAAACTTTTTTAGAAAAAATAGATGATAGTATTTAAAAAGATAACATATAAGAATTTTTTATCTACAGGTAATATACCTATAGAAGTTGAATTAAACAAATCACATACAACATTAGTTATTGGACCAAATGGATCAGGTAAATCAACTTTACTAGACGCATTATGTTTTGTTTTATTTAATAAACCATTTAGAATTATAAAAAAAGACCAGATAGTAAACTCAATAAACAATGCTGATTGTATTGTAGAAATAGAATTTACTGTAGGCATGAAAGAATATAAGATAGTAAGAGGTATCAAACCAAACATATTTGAAATATATCAAGATGGTGTTCTTATGAATCAAGACGCCAATAGTATAGACTATCAGAAATATCTAGAACAAAATATAATGAGACTTAATTATAGGTCTTTTTTACAAGTTGTATTATTAGGTTCTTCCTCATACGAACCTTTTATGAAAATGAAGCCACGATATAGACGAGAAGTGGTGGAAGAAATCCTAGACATTAGAGTATTTGGTCTTATGGACTTAATATTAAGAAGTCAACAATCAGATTTAACTAAAAAGGTTGTAGAAATGAAACACCGTTGTGATCTTATACAAACCAAGTATGAGACAGAGTTAAATCACTTCAACGCAATCTCCGACCTTAATATGAACGACCTAGGTGGTAAAAAACAACTAGTTAGCAAAAACGAAGAAGATAGTAAAGAGTATGGTAAAAAGATAGAAGAATTAAACGAGAAGATAGGTTATAAGAAAAAAGAAATAGAGAACAAGGATAAAGTAGAAAGAAAGGTAGGCCAACTATCAAAACTAGAAGCTAAGATAGAAACTAATTTAAATACCCACCAGAAAACATTAGAGTTTTTTGAGAATAATGATAACTGTCCTACCTGTACCCAACCTATAGATCAAGATTTTAAAGCACAAAAGATAGAGGCAACCAAACAAAAAGTAAAAACTCTATCAGATGGAATGAAAGAAATACTACAAGAGATATCCAATACAGAAATAAAACTAACAGAAATGAATAAGGTATCTCAAAAGATCAATGAATTGAATATAGATATATCCAAATTTGAGACTTCTTTAGATGAGATAAATAAGTTTAGCAATAGAATACATGAAGAAATTAGATTGTTAGAAAACAAACAAGTTGATGGTAAAGAAGTAGAGGCACAATTGGAAGAATTGAATAACCAGTTAAAAGAAACTAGAATTGAAAGAGATAGAATAATTGAACAAAAGGATTACGTAGATATATTAAGAGAGATATTAAATGACAAAGGTGCCAAGGCTCAGATTATACGTAAGTATGTTCCAATAATGAACAACTTAATTAATCAACATTTACAGGCAATGGATTTCTTTGTATCGTTTCATTTAGATGAGGAGTTTAATGAGACAGTAAAGAGTAGATTTAGAGATACTTTTAACTATAATAACTTTAGTGAGGGTGAAAAAATGAGAATAGACCTTGCATTGTTATTTACGTGGCGACATATCGCAAAGATGAAAAACAGTACAAATACCAATCTATTAATATTAGATGAGATATTTGACGGCAGTTTAGATGGCCAAGGTACAGATGATTTCTTTAAGATTATAACACAACTTACAAAAGAAAACATCTTTATAATATCACACAAAGGCGATATAATGTTTGATAAATTTACTAATATAATTAAATATGAGAAGTATAAAAACTTCACTAGACTGCAACCAACATAGGAGAAAATATGGGAAGTACACAAAAAAATGTAATGCTTGGCGGTAATAAAGGTAAAATAGACAAGTTACCGAAAAAGCAAAATGACTATATTGACAAGGCTCAAAGCTTTATGAAGAAGCCAAAAAAGCAAGAAAAGGTTGAGAAAATTAAGGAGACGGAAACACCCGTATTAGTGGATAAAAATACCCTAAAACTGGTACCACCGAGAGACCCTAGAGTCAATTCAGCAATAGCACCTTTCAGTGATGATATGTTAGAAGAAGATTATCCTGATTGTGAAATGAAGTTTAAAGATAGAAAAGAACTAGCAGACGCCATGTTCAAAACAATGAAGAAATATGGTGGAATAGGTTTAACCTGTAATCAGGTTGGATTACCTTTCAATATGTTTACGATAGGCGATCATCCAGATATAGAAAAAGGGTTAAAGATGGCTTGTTTTAATCCAATGATAATAACAAAAAGTGAGGAAACAGTAGTAATGAAAGAAGGCTGTTTAACTTTTCCTTTTGTATTCTTATCAATAGAAAGGCCTAGAAAAGTAGTTGTCAAATACGAAGATGAAGATGGACAATTAAGAGAAGGCCACCTTGATGGTATGATTAGTAGAATATTCCAACATGAATACGATCATATATTAGGCAAGAATTTTACAGATGGTGTATCTAAATTGAAGTTAGATATGGCTTATAAGAAAGCCGCTAAACAGATGAAAGCCTACGAAAAACATAAGAAAGCAATGGAAAAACTGTAAGCTTGACAATCGGATTGATTTCTGATACCATTTATATATTATGACTAAAGATGACTTTGACATACACGCTAAACAAGATTTAGAGGGTGTTGAAAAGAAGTGGAAACAATTTCAAGATGAAAACGATATCTCTAAAATAGAAGATGTTGATGAGAAAGTATTAAAAGAAGCTATAGAAAAAGACCTTGGATACGTGTCTAAAATGACCGTACAAGAGTATACATTATTTCAAAAGTGGCAAGAAGTACATAGAAAATATCCTACAGTAGAATCAACTACTCTCTATGGTACAGAAAATATACTAAAAGAACCTACACAAAAAAATCAAATAGATACTGTTAGAAATAATATCTGGATTCCAGAATCACCTGAAGACTATGATAAACTGGAACCTGTATTAGAATATACAGATGATACTACAAAAAGATTTAACGGCAAAGCAGTAAGAACTCAACAACTATCTGAAAACTGGAACACATTAAGAACATTTTTGTCTACCATGAAAAACAATAGTAATATTGGTAGACAGTTATTCTTTAATGTAAATGATAATAAATCAGGCAAACATTTAGGTGTGATTTGTATATCTGGTGACTTTATGGATTTAACTCCAAGAGACAGTGCCATTGGTTGGGATAGACATAGTAAAACGTTTGGTGGTATGATTAATCATACTGCTATTGGTTCCTCTATTGTACCAACACAACCTTTAGGTTATAGTTATACTGGTGGTAAACTATTAGCATATCTATGTTTATCAGATGACGTACAAAGAATTTGGGAAGAGAAATATGGTGACAAGTTAGTTGGTGTTACCACAACATCTTTATATGGTAAAGCGAAAGCAAATACTTTAAGTCAATATGATGGTTTAAAATACTGGAAACGTATGGGTTTCACTATGGGTTCCGTATCATATGAACCACAACCAGAAACAAAGAATTTAATTAAACAATGGTTAAAGAAAAATCATACTAGAAAATACTTTGAATGGTATGAAGCAACAAGAGCTAACGGCCAACCATTAAAAAGAGACCACAAGAATAGATCATATATGTTTACCTATTCTAAAATGGGTATAGATAAAAAGTTAATTAAAACTGATCATGCCAGAGGTATCTATTTTGCAAGATTATATGAGAACACTTATGAGTATTTAAGAGGCGAAGTTAAAAACGATGGTTTAAAGAAACGTTTTGATTCGTCTACAGAGGCATTAGTTAAAGTGTGGAAAGAAAAACATGCCTCTAAAAGAATAAAGAATTTATTACAGACAGACAGATATTCTAAAGAATCACATTTTTATGATGATTTGATTTACTTGAATTGGGAAGATTGCAAAGGAAAGTACCTAAATCAAGTAGGAAGATAACGAATCAGACTAAAAAATCAAGTGTTCTGGTTTAGTTCTTTTAAAAAGCAAGTAAAACCGTGAAAAATAATGGTTGCTTTTTGTTTCATTTTCCTTTAGGATAAGTGTATATGACAAAGACAACCACTACAAAAGTTTCACTAGATCAAAAATCACAATTAGCAAAATTATTAGCAACAGAGAATATTACTATTCAACATAACAATGTTAGAACAGCTTCTTTTGATGTAAAGAATAGAGTACTTACTCTACCAATTTTTAAAACAAAATCTCCCGATGTGTATGACATGTTAATCGCCCATGAGTGCAGTCATGCTCTATTTACTCCTTATAAATCATGGGCAAAAATTGAAGATAAAGAGCTACGTGCTTATGTTAATGTTTTAGAAGATTGTAGAATAGATTTAAAAATTCAAAAGAAATATCCTGGTGTAGTTAAAAACTACCTTAATGGTTTTGATATTCTTAACAAAGCAAACTTCTTTGGCGTTAGAGATAAAGATTTAAATAAAGATTTACATTTAATTGATAAAATTAATATGTTCTATAAGTCTTCAAAAAGATTACCAATATATTTTGATAACTTTGAAAACATATGGATTTCAAAAGTAAATGCAATTAGAACATTTACAGATGTTGTTAAGTTAGCAAAAGAAATGTTAAATTGGCAAAAGAAAAAATCTGAAAACGATAAAAAGGATCCAAATTTTAAAGGTAGTAATTTAGATAAACTTTATGTATTAAAAGATGACCATAAAGGTCCTGAAGAGCCTAAACCAGAAGAGTCTGATAGTGATGACAATGATGGTGATAAAGAAATTAAAGAAGAAGAAAAAAAATCTGATGGTGACGCTAGCGATACCGATGTTGAAGATGTTCAAGGCGGTCAACAAAAATCAGTTGAGGGTGGTGATGGTAAACAAGAAGATCAAAAAGGTTCTTCTTTAGATTCAAGAAAATTTATAGCAATCACTGATAAGAACTATCACGAGAACACTAAAAAAATTGTAGATGTGACTTGTGAATATAATTATTGTGATTTACCAGAAGCAGATTTAAATAAAGTTATTATATCAACTAAAACTTTCTTAAAAGAAATGAGACAATTTGTTAACAGTGAAAAAAAGCAGTATTCTGGAACAGATCAATATTTAATGTGGTTAAGAAATGATTTTAAAAAGTATTGTAGTGATAATATGAAAACTGTTAACTATCTTGTTAAAGAGTTTGAAATGAAAAAATCTGCTACTGCATATAAGAGAGCAACTACTGATAAAACAGGTACTATTGATCCTCTTAAATTAAAAGATTACAAATTCAGTGATGATATATTTAAAAGATTAACTATTCTACCTACTGAAAAAAACCATGGTATGATGATGTTGTTAGATTGGTCTGGTAGTATGGCTGGCGATCTTAAAAAAACAATAGATCAATTAATTAACCTAGTTTATTTCTGTAGAAAAATTAATATACCTTTTAAAGTATATGCTTTCACAACTGAATATTGCGAGCAACAAGGATTGGCACATAGAGATAGAAATCCTAGTAAAGCAAGTTGGAAGTTTAAATCAGGTAATATGTTTTTAGAAAACTTTAATTTAATTGAATTAGCAAACCATACTTTAAAGAAAAAAGAATTGGAAGAGTCTTTAATGTATGTTTATAATATGGGATTATGTTATGGTCATTATTCTAGAAGAGGTTTTTGGAATGATGATGGTAATAGATACGAAGGAAATAGATTTCATATGCCGGCTCAATACAATTTAGGTACTACACCATTAAATGAAGCTTTAGTTGCTTGTTTAAAAATTGTTCCATTATTCAAAAGAAAATATAATATAGAAAAAATGACATTTATTACATTAACTGATGGTGGTGCTAACTACTCTGGTGAAGCAAAGGTTATAGAAGGAGAAAATGGTACACTAATTAGAAAACATAAAGATGAATTTAGAATTAATGATAAACCAACTGACAAATATATTCCAATCAAAACAGTTTTAAAGGTTGGTAAAAAACAATATGTTAATGAGGAGTCTAGATCAGATTTAACTGCTTTGTTATTAACACTTATACAAAAAGAACATGGTATTAAAACAATTGGTTTCTATGTTTTAAAAACTATTAAGTGGTGGGACATTAGTAGATTTACACATGGTATTAAATCATATATTACTAGAGAAAAAGTAATTGCCGACATTAAAAAGAAATTTGTTAAAGAGAAGTGTGCCGTTGTAAGCAGTAAAGGGTACAATAGATACTTCTTATTAAATGGAAAAACAATGGCAGTACAAAATACTGACTTGTCTACTATTAAAGCAGATGATAAAGTAAGAAATATCAAAGCAACATTCAGTAAAAGTATGAAAGGAAGAATCACTTCCAGAACACTTTTGAATAAATTCATAGAGGAGGTCGCCTAGATGATACAGGTATCAACGATTCTTTTAGGCTTTACATTTACTTTAATCTATGATAGGATATATTAATAAATGAAAGGAAAAACACTATGTTAAACACTAAACAAACCCAATTTGTTGAACATGCTTATGCTATGTTTAATAAAAAGGAACTAACTGTAGAGGAGTTAAAAAAAGCCAATAAAAAATTTGGTTGTAAGTATGCTCCACAATGGTTGATCAAGAATAGAGATTACAAAGTTGGTAAATCTTTATTTTTATTACCTGTAGATGGTGAGGACGTTTCTGTTCCAGAACCAGTTATCAAAAAGAATACGGCTAAAGAGGTTGAATCAAAATCTGAAGCCGCTTATATTGTTTCATCTTTAGTAGGTGATATTGTCCCTAAAAAAGATCCAATATTCGTACCTTTTGGTAATTATACAGATGTAAAATCTATTGTTAAATCAAATAGGTTCTATCCTATTTTTATTACTGGTTTATCTGGTAATGGTAAAACAATGGGAGTTATTCAATCTTGTGCCGAGGCAAAGAAAGAATTAATTAGAGTTAATATAACAATTGAGACCGATGAGGACGATTTGTTAGGCGGTTATAGACTTAAAGATGGTCAAACTGTATGGCAAAACGGACCTGTTATTGAGGCGATGGAAAGAGGCGCTCTTTTATTATTAGATGAGGTTGACTTAGCTAGTAATAAGATTATGTGTTTACAACCAATCCTTGAAGGATCAGGTGTTTATGTTAAAAAGATAAACAAGTTTGTTAAACCTAAAGCAGGATTTAACATCGTTGCTACTGCCAATACTAAAGGTCAAGGTAGTGAAGACGGTAAGTTTATCGGAACTAATATTCTTAATGAGGCATTTTTGGAAAGATTTCCTGTGACTTTTGAACAGAAATATCCAAGTGTTGCTATTGAGAAAAAAATATTAACTAACACATTAAAAGCGGCTGGTAAATCAGACAAAGCTTTCATAGAAAAGCTTACTACATGGGCTGATGTTATTAGAAAAACGTTTTTTGATGGTGGCGTTGACGAGATTATCTCAACAAGAAGATTAGTCCACATAACACAAGCTTATGCTATATTTAATAATAAAGTTAAAGCTATTACAATGTGTACTAATAGATTTGATGATGATACAAAAAATTCGTTTGTAGAGTTATATACTAAAGTAGATTCTGGTTCAAGTGTTGAAGACATTATGGA